TATGTATCCTCTGTCGATTTTGATATGGAGAAACAGGAGTTCAAAGAATACTGCGAGATGGTTAAGTGGGGAGNTTGGCCTGATTATAAAAATCTGGAGCAACACTGTGACTGAAAAAAATCATTGGGTGTTCGATACAGAGGTCTACAAAAACTGCACATTATTTTTAGCACAGTGTGTTGAGACAGAGGAATGGTTTGAACTATTTAAATCTGACAATGGGTCTGACAGTCTTTTAGAGGCGTTTCTGAGAGAGCCTAATACATTTGTTGGGTTTAACTCCCAAAATTACGACAACCTCATTGTTTCGGCTTGGTGTCAGGGTATGAGTAGCGAACAGATTAAGGCTATTAGTGATGACATCATCAAAAACGAAAACAGTCCGTTTGTAATCAGAAAAAAATATAAGCTAAAAGACAAAATCAAAAACCATATAGATTTGATTGAGGTAGCACCAAGTTTTGTGGGTCTTAAAGCATACGGTGCGAGAATGTTTATGAATCTCCTTCAGGACTTGCCATTTGAGCCTGATAGCGTGCTTACAGAGCACGATGAACACGAGTTGGCGTTGTACTGTCAAAATGATGTTAAGACCACTGTAGAGCTATTTAAACGGCTTAAAAAAGAGATTGATCTGCGTATTGAATTGTCGGTGCAATATTGGCTAGATCTCCGTAGCAAATCGGATAGCCAAATAGCGGAACAGGTGTTTATTAAAAATTTAAAATTAAAATCACAAGAAATACCGATTCCCAAAACAGTACGGTACGAACCGCCTTATTATTTACAAATGTATTTTAGTGGAACTCAGGAGGTTTTAGACAGAGCATCAAATTTAGAATTTCAGGTAGATCAACAATCGGGTCACATTAAGATGCCTTCTGAGTTGGATATTGAGGTCAACAGTCGAACTGGGTCATATAAAATTGGTATCGGTGGTCTACACAGTACCCACGATAAAAAGGTCACTCACGTTGCAGGTAAAGACCACCAGATCATGGAGATAGATGCAGCGAGCTTTTACCCCACAATAATGTTAAACGGTGGTCTGTGTCCTTCCCACATAGGTCAAAAGTTTATTGACGAATACCAACGTATTTATGATCAACGCATAAATGCTAAAATGTCAGGGGATAAGACAGTAGCTGACACCCTCAAAATTAGTTTGAACGGTACGTTTGGAAAACTGGCAAGCAAACACTCAATACTCTATGCCCCAGATCTTATGTTAGCCACAACTCTAACGGGTCAGTTTACGTTACTTATGTTGATAGAATGGCTTGAAGATGTGGGATCTGAAATAAAAATCCTGTCAGCCAATACAGACGGTATTGTCATCAAGCTGCCAAATACTGAAGAAAAAAAAGTAAGAGAATGCGTGGCTGAATTTGAAGAACTGTCTCGTTTTAGTTTTGAATACACACCATACAAGTGTCTGGCTATAAAAGACGTTAATAATTATATCGCTGTTAAACCTGATCAAACGATAAAAGCAAAAGGAATATATGCTCCAATCAGTTTACGCAAAAATCCCACGGCTCCGATCTGTTCAGAAGCCGTAGGCAAGTGGTTAGCAACAGGCGTGGACTTTGAGACAACGATTGATCAAGCACCCTTCCACGGCTTTATAACAGCCCGTAGCGTGACAGGCGGAGCACAACAAGGTGGTAAATATTTGGGCAAAGTTGTGAGGTGGTATCAATCTACTGAGAGCTTGGCACCAATTCTTTATGAAAAAAATGGAAACAAAGTACCTAAATCTGAGGGTGCGCGACAGTGTATGAATATAAACAATTGGGATGAACAACCGAAAGACTTAGACAAGGCTTATTATGTTCGGAATGTATTGAGATAGCGCATCAATTAGGTGCCGAAACCTTTTTAGATCTTAATCAGATATTTGCCAGTAATTTTGGAGTAAAATAATGCCAACAGTTTACGTTATACAAAATGACAATAATAAAGATCTTTCAGATGCTAAACGATATGGGAATCTAGAGGCGGTCTTTTTTAACCCAAGAAAGCCATATGATACAAATTTTTTGTTAGATATGGCTCATAAGGTTTTAAGCAAAATAACGAAATACGATTATATTTTAATGTTGGGTGACCCTGCTCTGTGTGGTGTTTGCACTGCGGTAGCACGCGAATATTGTGATGAAATAAATATACTGTCATGGGATCGAAGGAGCTTTAGCTACTTGCCTTTGACGTTCGATTTTTCAGATGCGGAATGACAACCGCTAATTTCAAAAAGGAGAAAAAAATGTCAAAGCAAAAAGAACCTGACTGGCAAAGTGGTTTGCGTGTTGGTAAACAGAAAGTGCCACCCCGTATTTGTTTGTACGGAGGTCATGGGATCGGCAAGTCTACATTGGCAAGTCAGTTCCCAGAACCAATTTTTATATCTACAGAAGACGGTCTAGATAGTTTGGAGGTCACGAGCTTCCCAAAGGCTACCGAAAACAGTCAGATTATTGATTCGATAGGCACACTGATCAAAGAGGACCACAAATTTAAAACGTGTGTTATTGACTCAGTAGATTGGTTGATTGAACCTTTAATTTCTACCCTCGTAGAAAATAGTCACGAGGCTAAAGATTTAGCTTACGGTAAATTTGCGGTGTTATGTGCTGAAGAATTTCGGGAGATATTGCAAGGTCTGGATGTGCTCCGTCAAAAACGTGGCATGAACATTGTGTTAGTTGCTCACTCTCAAGTATCTAAATTTGAAGATCCAAGAACTGAGCCTTATGATCGATACAGTCCAAAGCTACCAAACAGATGTAATGCCTTACTAATGGAGTGGGTGGATGTTTTAGCATTCTGTGCAATGGATGTGATGATACGAAAATCTGACACTGGCTTTAACACTTCAAAGACACGAGGTGTATCGTCAGGTGAGCGGCTGTTGCACTATGTTGAAACGCCAGCTTTCGCATCTAAAAATCGTTACGGTTGCCCAGAGCAATCACCAATGACCTATGAAGAATTATCTTCTGTAATCCCTGTTGTATAAAGAAAGGAAAAAACAATGCCTAAATTTGGATTTGATGTAAATGAAGTTGAAGCTAATGAGCCGATCAATTATGACCCACTACCAAAGGGTGAATACACTTTGCGTGGCATAGAGGCTGAGTTAAAGGACACCAAAAATAACGCTGGCAGTTACATTTCTGTCAAGTATGAGGTATCTAAAGGTGAATATGAGGGACGTTTAATCTGGTTTAATTTTAACGTCACGAATGCATCTCAACAGGCTGAGACTATCGGTAGACAACAATTAGTTGCTTGGGCAACGGCTTGTGGTAAATCTGACTGTGATGACACTGATTTGTTAATGGAAAAACCATTTCAGGCAAATGTTGGAATACGGGCAGGAACNAATGGTTATGCNGATAAAAACGAGATAACAGGTTTTCTGTTTAAACCTACAGCAAAGCCACGGTCTGCCCCTAAATCGGCACCTGTGGAAACTCCGTCAAGTTCGGGTAAGCCTTGGGACTAACAATAACAGGGGAGGGTTATCCCTCCCCATAAGGATTTTTTTTATGGTTGCGTTTCCTAAATCCCCAGAACAAATTCTTATAGATGCAATGTATAAATCCTATGCGAAAACAGAAAGCCTGTCGTTTAGTCGATTGGGTGCGTCTGGTATCGGTGAAGAATGTATTCGTAAAATATGGTTTAACTGGCGTGGATTTTCTAAAAAACAATTTGAAGGACGGATTTTAAGACTGTTTGAAACAGGCCATTTACAAGAGGANCGTGTCATTCAGGATTTNATTCGATCTGGTAAAGACGTTTACTTTGTTAATGACTACGGTAGTCAATATGAATTTGAGCACGATAGTGGTCACTTCATTTGTAAGGCAGATGGTGTTATTAAACATCAAGACAAAAATCATTTATTAGAGATTAAAACCCATAATAAAAAATCATTTAGTGCATTACAGAGACACGGTGTAGAAAAGTCTAAACCCGTTCATTATAGCCAAATGCAAATCTCTATGTATTTAGGACACTTCACACGAGGCTTATATGTGTCGTTATGTAAAGATGACGAACATTATTATGTTGAAAGAATAAAAGAGGATAAAACTCANCAAAANTCATTGATCAAAAAAATAGAAAGTTTGATNAATGCNCGCATGAGGCCAACAGGCATTAGTGAAGATGCCAGTATATTTGCTTGCAAATTTTGTGATCACAAAGATGTGTGCGTTAAAGAAACAAAACCTCTGTTTCACTGTCGCACTTGTGTGAATGCAATACCTGTACATAATGGTGGATGGAATTGTGACTTGCATGGTACGCTTTTAAACAAGCAACAACAACTCATAGGATGTGAGGATTATCAGGGATTATGATTACCATTGGAATAGACCCTGGCCTTACTGGAGCCATTGGAGTTTTAAATGATGGTCATTACGTTGTGGTGCAAGATATGCCTGTTATTTTAAAGGGTAAAGGCAAGGTTAAAAATGAGGTAGACGTTGCTGGTGTTATTCGATTTTTGAGGCAATACGGAGAACCTTCTGAATATATTTCTTGCGTGCTTGAGCGTGTTAATGCAAGACCAAATCAGGGTGTATCAACCATTTTTTCGTTGGGTGATAGTTTTGGTTGTGCTCGTTCTGCTGTATCGGCTTGCCGTTTTGAACTACGGTATGTAACGCCACAGGTATGGAAAAAACATTTTAAATTAAGTTCTGACAAAGAACAATGCCGTGCAATGGCTGTTAAGCTATGGCCTGACGCACCATTGCATTTAAAGAAACACCAAGACAGGGCCGAAGCCCTGTTGATGTCTAAATGGCTATACGATACTTTCTACGACTGACCTATTACCTCCTATCTTCCATAGTGCTTTCTGTTAATGTTGCTTTGGTAGGTCTTTTGAAAAAACCAAATTTAGGATCTTTGTCAGATGGTGTAACTGTTGCAGAAAAAGTAATGGTATCGCCTTTAGCACAGTTAGCTACTCTACCATCAATGCTTGGGATAGATCCCCACACTACAAAACCATTATTATCTTTAACTGTCATTTTCCAAACTGAACCAAAAGGAGTGTTCTTTAGATCAACTTTAAGAATTGTACCAGAAACAGTAATTTTACCTGTTGGTACATCTTCAGCATTAGCTTTCTCTTCTGCCCACTGTGCCTCACGCTCTACTTGTTTTTCTGCGAAAGTAAGACCACCCGTGATCTCACGCTGTTTAGCTAATCGCGTCTCTTGACGAGCAAGTAAAGCATCATCTCTTTTTTTCTGAGCACGAGCACGAGCTAATGCGCGATCTTCAGGAGAAGTTTTGAAGGTTTTGTGACCTACGCCCTCACAATCCCAACAAGATTTTTTATGATCAGGACGATCAATTACACCCCATTTTACAAGCCCTGTGCCGTCACATTTTGTGCAAGTTTCTGTGTAAGCCATTTGTCATCTCCGTTATAAGTTATTCTTTATTTATATACCCTACTTCACTTAGGGTCAACCCTTAAAAACAAGTTTTTTTCATCTTTTCTTCTACGGTACAAGCCACGGATGAATTTACCACTGGCATATGACCAACGTGGAAACTCATCCGCTGCCGTTGGGTCACCCCTAATGATTTTTTTACGAAGTG